GTAATTTATGGGCGACACCACCACGATCCGAGACGCACTAGAGGCGGCCGTTCCGGCCGACGACGTAAACGACGCTGCTACACCTGAACCAGCCAGCGAGCCGGCCATTTCGCAGGAAGTAGCCGCTCCCGCGGAGGAATCTAAAAGCGTCGAAGCGGCGCTTGCTAAGGACGCCAACCGCGACGACAAAGGTAGATTTAAGAAAGGCGACAGCCCCGCGCCGGTGGCGGCCGAGGCGCCGGAAATACCCAAATTGGGAACCTCCGAGCCCGCGCAGGGCATAAAGGCGGGCCCAAAGGCGGAGCCTAAAGAGCGCGCACCGGCGAGCTGGCGCCCTGACGTGCGTGAGCATTGGGCTCAATTACCGCCCGACGTGCGCGCCGAAGTTGCGCGGCGCGAAGCGGAAATGCAGCGCACGCTGCAAGAGACAAGCGAAGCGCGTAAGTTTGCCGAGCAGCTAAACCGCGTCATTTCGCCTTACCAGGCGTTCATTTCAGCCGAAAACAGTAACCCGCTGCAGGCCATTGATAACCTAATGGGGACCGCCGCTAGGTTGCGTACAGGCACTGCGCCTGAGCTTGCGCAGCTGATGGCCGGCATGGTCAAGCAATTTGGCGTCGGCCGATTCGGTAATCAGTTTATTGAGGCACTGGATTCAGCGCTTGCTGGCGAAGTACCGCGCGTCGATCCGCAGCAGGCACAATTGCAGCAGGCGATCCAGCAGCAGCTTGCGCCCGTGCAGCAGTTTATGACGCAGTTTCAGCAGGCTCAGGCTGCGCAAGCGGAACGTGCTCAGAGCGAGGCTGCAAACGAGGTGCAGCAGTTTCTCGAGCGCGCCGAGTTTGGCGAAGACGTGCGCGAGGACATGGCGGACCTTCTCGAGATCGCGCAGCGCCGTGGCCGCGACCTCTCGCTGCAGGACGCGTATCGGCAGGCGTGCCTCGCGAATCCGCGCGTGCGGCAAGTGCTTGAAGGTCGCGCCAAGCAGCGCGGGGCGCAGCAGCTCACGGGCGCGGCGCAGAAGGCGAAAGCGGCCGCTGTCAGCGTCTCAGGCGCTCCGGCGCTCGCCGCTCCCCAGGCCGAGTCAAGCTCTATTCGCTCTGCGATTGAGGCAGCTATTGCGGCAAGCGCACGATGATGCTATAACCACGACGGGGAAACTGTAGCTATAAGGCTGCGGTTTCTCCGGTGTCCAAAGCACCGACAGCCACCGAAACTCGAGGAGCGCGTCAGCGCCCACCTGCGAATATCACGGACTGCACAGGTCTGCGTAGGTCACAGCAAAAAACGGTGGGGCGTAAGCCCTGGTCATTTTTTATTGTGGGAGTTTCATCACAATGGCTTTTGCAAATTCGTCCGTTACGGACATTATTGCGACTACGATTCAGTCGCGCACGCGGCAGATTGCCGACAACGTCACGAAGAACAACGCTCTCTTGGCTCGCCTCGAGCAGCGCAAAAATGTGAAGCCCTTTTCGGGTGGAAACGTCATTCTTCAGGAACTGAGCTTTGCCGAAAACGGCAACGCCGGCTTCTACTCGGGCTACGATCTGTTGCCGGTTGCGGCGCAGGACGTGATCTCAGCCGCCGAGTTCAACATCAAGCAGCTCGCTTGCCCGGTCGTTATGTCCGGTCTCGAAATGCTGCAGAACAGCGGCCGCGAGGCGTTCATCGACCTTCTCGAGGCGCGCATTAACGTCGCCGAGTCGACGATGGCGAACAAGCTTGCTGAGTCGGTGTACAGCGACGGCACGGGCTCGTCGGGTAAGGAAGTGACCGGCCTCAACGCCGCTGTCCCGTCCAACCCGAACACCGGCACCTACGGTGGCATTGACCGCGCGACGTGGTCGTTCTGGCGTTCGAAGTTGTATGACTTCTCGGCGCAGAGCGTAACGCCGGGCTCGTCAACAATTCAGGCGGCGCTCAACAGCTTGTGGTCAAGCCTGGTGCGTGGGTCAGATCGACCGGACCTTATCGTCCTCGACAACACCTACTGGACTTACTACATGACCTCGTTGCAGGCGCAGCAGCGCTTTACCGACCCGGCCTCTGGCTCGCTCGGCTTCCCGACCGTGAAATTTATGGACGCGGACGTCGTGCTGGACGGTGGCATTGGTGGGTACTGCCCGTCGGCGACCGGTTTCATGCTGAACACAAAGTACATTTTCCTGCGTCCTCACAAGGACCGGAATATGGTTTCTTTGAACCCAGATCGACGTTACGCCATTAACCAGGACAGCTTCGTGTCTATCCTGGCGTGGGCTGGAAATTTGACGTCTTCGGGTGCTCAGTTCCAGGGCCGTATCCAGAACTAATGACCTCGTGGTGGGGTCACCCTTGCCTTACCGGGTGGGGTGACCCCTCACTCGGTAAGGCATTTTTGGGAGATTAATTTATGGCTGTAACAGCAACGCCGACTTTCTCGCCTAACGGTGGGCAGGCCGCGCCGGCTTCCACGTTCACGATTTCGTGCGCGACGGCCAGCTCGACTATTCGCTACACCTACGGCGACGCCGGGGCCAACACGGGGTGGACGACGTACACGGGCGCGGTTTCGCTCCCGTCTGCGTCAGGTAACACCGTGACCGTTCGCGCCTACGCCACAAGCGCAGGCAATGATGATTCTGCAGTCGCATCCGCGACGTTCTACACGGTCGGATACAGCTCTGCTGTCTCCGCGACCGCAAAGACGGTGATTGATACCGCCGCATCACAGGGGCTTGCCGCTGTGTGTGAAGGTATTGCCCCGTCTGGCGCTGATGGCGCGTCCATCAGCGGCTGGCGTATCGGAGCCTCCGCTACGACCACCGACCTAAAGGTCGAAACCAACGCGTAAGGGAAGCGGGGCGAAAGCCCCGCAACTCTTTTTGTCAATCTAAAAAAGGAAAATCTTATGCAGGTGAATACCGCCACGACGCCAACTGATTGGAACGCGATTGCTGATGCGCCAGGACTCGACGAGTCTCGGTTCGCTGGCGACGCAAAACTGTATGTGCAGTTTTATCGCAAACCTGTTCAGCATCCTGGCTTGAGCCGCGAAGCGGGCAGGGCGATTTATCAAGAAGTAGATTTTATCAAGATTATGGTGCCGGGTGACAAACTCAGCGTTATTGATCGCCCGGTCGACGAGATTGATCGTCGCCGGTTTGCGGATCGCTACGCGAAATGGCAGGCAGGCGCCGGCGCGGCCGTGGAAGGTACGCCGCTCGCGTCACTACCGCGCATGACGCCAGGCAAGGTTGAGGAATACAAATTCTTTAACGTGCACACCGTCGAGCAATTAGCGGCAGCTCCAGACAATTTGGGGCAAAAATTCATGGGGTTTCATGATGACAAGCGATCTGCTAACGCATTTTTGGAACTTGCGAAAGGGAACGCGCCGATTGAAAAAATGAACGAAGAGCTGAAGTCGCGTGACGCCAAAATCGAAGAGCTGCAGGCTCAGATTGAGGCGATCACAAAGATGATGGGAAAGAAGGATAAGACAAAGACTGAGGAGTAAAAGCTCGGATGGCTTTCCAGATCGTAAACGACTCTAACCTCGCAACGATTTGCCAAAACGTCGCCGCGATGGTCAGCTATCCGACTCCTACTGATCCAGCGGGGTCGATTGACCCCTCTGTTCAACAAATGGTCGCAGCGGTCAATCTTGCCGGCCTTGAAATGCTGGCGCTTGATGATTGGCAAGAACTGCAAAAAGTCTACGAAATTCAGATTGAGGCAGATGAAGCGGGTCAATCTGAAAAAGCGTTTGATTTGCCGCAGGATTTTTATGCGTTTGTAGATCAGACGCAGTGGAACAGTACGGAGCAATGGCCGGCTATCGGTCCCATTTCTCCGCAGTTCTGGCAGCAGCTCATCATTCGGCAAACGCTGCCGACGTTGTCGTTTTATTGGCAGATTCGCGACAACCAGCTCTACATTCTTTCGCCTCCAACTAGCGAACAAACGCTGTCGTTTTTTTATCAATCGCTGGCGTGGGTTCGAGATCAAGACAACACAAATCTCTACAAAAATCGCGCAACAAAGAACGGCGATGTAATTCTGCTTGACTCGTACCTTGTCACGTTACTTGCTCGAGTGAAGTGGCTAGAAATGAAGGGGCTCGATTCAAGCGCCGCAATGCGTGATTTTCAGGTCAATCTAGAAAATCGAAAAGGCGCTGAAAAGGGTGCGAATGTGTTGACGATGGCGCGCACCTATCGGTTCCCGTACATCCAGCCGTTAGGTAATACGCCAGACACCGGATTTGGTGGGGCGGGCTAGTGCCGCTCGTTGCTCTCAAGCCGTATAAAGCGCCGCGCCGCTCGGCGGCTGCGCAGACGGTGCAGGTCATTGCAATCCCTGCGCCGGTTGGCGGTTTAAATTATCGCGATCCGTTAAGCAGCATGGCGCCTACTGACGCGCTGGTGCTTGAAAACTTTATTCCAAAGCAAACGGGCGCCGAGCTGCGCCGCGGTTGGAAATATCACACTGAGCCGCTTGAAAACGCCGTCGTGTCTTTGTTTAGTTACAACGCCGCGGACCCTGCGAACAATAAGTTGTTTGCAGCGTCAAACGGCGATATTTACGACGTTACTGCAGACCCTCCGGTGGTGTCGCAAGCGTCGACAGGCAGTACAGAGGATGTCTGGAATACGACGCAATTTGCGACGACTTCGGGAATGTATTTGCTTGCAGTGTCACCAGGCGCGGGTTATTGGATTTATGACGGCAGCACCTGGGCGCAACAAGCGGTGACGGGTTTGCCGAGCGATCCGACCAGCGTAGCTGTTTGGAAAAATCGCGTATGGTTTACTGTCAAAGATAGCTCAAGCGTTTATTACCTTGACACAGTCGACGCAATTACCGGGACCGCGGTTGAGTTCACAATGGGCTCAATTTTGCGCAACGGTGGTTATGTGCGCGGACTAATTAACTGGACGCTGGACGCGGGTATTGGCATCGACGACTACCTAGTCGTCGTCGGCTCAGAAGGCGACATTGGCGTCTGGCAGGGCACCGACCCCTCAGACCCAGCCAAGTTTGGTTTGAAAGGCGTCTGGTATGTCGGCCCAGTGCCCAAATACGGGCGATTTTTTACGAACTTTGGCGGCGACGTCATGTTGTTGTCAGAGCTTGGCTTGGTGCCTATGTCGCGCCTAGTCAACGGCCAGTTCAGCGAAATTCAGCCAGGCCCGTCGCAGAAAGTGCAATCACTGTTATCCCCGCTCATTTCAGAGCTGAAAGACGAAAAGTCGTGGGATATTTATTTGTCCCCCGCGAACGACATTGTGGTGATCAAGCTGCCGCCGAGAAATGGGCTGTTTGTTCAGTACGCGATGAACGTTAACACCGGCGCGTGGTGTACGTTTTCAAACATTCCGCAGGTATGTACCGCCGTCCTCAACGGCGAAGTGTTTTTTGCAACGGATTCGTTCGCGGTTGCAAAGGCATTTACCGGCGAGCTTGATGGCGTTGCAACCAACGATGAAGGCGGCGAGTTTGTGAATGCGGAAGTGCAGACGGCGTTTAATGCCGTAGGGACTCCTGCAAACTTAAAGCGGTTTACTTGCGTTCGTCCTAATTTCTTGGCGCGTCAGCCGCCTCGAGTCAAATTGCGCCTTAACACGCAGTTTTCGTTTGAAAACGTCGCGGGCTATCCAAGTTCGCCGCTTGGCGTAGAGCAAGCAGAGTGGGACAGCGGAGTTTGGAACTTGTCGCTGTGGGGTCGCGCGGGCGCAACGGGCGCATTTCAGGCGTGGGTCGGCGTAACTGGGCTCGGCTACTACGGCGCGCTACGCATGAGAGTCCGCGCGCTTGGTGGGTCTACTAACTTTATTTCTTGGCACATGATGTTTGAACCAGGCGGGTTGATGTAATGAAATCACAGCCACCTCCAGTTGCAAATCAACCTTATAGCTCACCGCTGATCGCAGCGTTGCGTGGTACAACATCGCCGGCGCCTGCTGGCCCTAGCGGCCCACAATCTTTGAGCTATCCGTGGATGACTAAGGACAGTGGTCCGCTGGTTTTTCCTGATCGACCAAGCATTGCAAGACCGCCTCCGCCGCCGCCTTCGCCGTCCCCACCTCCGCCACCACCAGGCAACGGTAACGATGGCGGCGGAAATGACGGTGGCGGGGACAACGGCGGCAACGATTGGAACTGGCCGCCGGGCATGGACGAGTGGTGGCCGGGAGGTAAGTCGTGGCCGCCGCCGCCCCCACCGGGCGGAAACACTGGTGGTAACACGGGCGGCAACACAGGTGGTCAACCAGGTGGCAACACGGGCGGCAACACCGGCGGCAACACGGGTGGAAATACGGGCGGCAACCAAGATCGTGATGGTGGTGGGCCTGGCAACACTGGCGGCGATCAAGACACTGTTGATGACGGCAGCGGCGCGAATACAGGCGGCAACACTGGCGGTGACACCGGGGACGCCTCCGGCGGTAATCCGGGCAATGACACCGGCGGCAACACGGGTGGCAACACTGGCGGAAATTCGGGAAACAAAACCGACCCTATTGATAACTGGGGCGCCGGCGAAGAGTTTGATCAAAATTTAATTCCCGACGATTTTGATTGGCTGTCTTATTTGGACACCCCAAGCAATGCTGATTTGCGGCAAGCCGGTTTAGATACGCCAATTGAGGCAATGCGGCACTACGCAAAATATGGCCGCGGCGAGGGCCGCGCTTACGGCGCGCCGCAGAATACGGGCAGTGACAACTGGGGGGCCGGCGAAACGTATGACCAAAGCGTTATCCCCGACGACT